TAAGCGTCTCCAATCGGATATGTCTGAGATGGAGCGCCACGCGTCAGAGACCTATGTCCGCCGTGATGATTACCGTGATGACATGCAGGAAGTCAAAGCCCTGATCCGACAGATTCTTGCTAAACTAGATGATAAGGCAGATAGATAATGAGTAAGTTAAAGACAGCAATGATGCCAGTAGTCCTAGCCTTTCTGTTCACCCTGAGTGGGTGTGCAGCAGTAGACTACGCAAAGCAGAACCCAGAACAAGCATCTATGGCCGTCAAGGCAGGTACGCTGGCTTTTATTGAGCAGGTCGAGCCAATCAGCAACCGCGTTGATCGCGCTAAAGAAGTTATCGTGGTTGTAGAGATGGTTTTAGACCAGATGGACAGTTCGACCTCCGCTACCGTGTCGAGCTTGTCCAGTGAAGTGCGCTCAGAGATTGACTGGAACAGCATGGATGCCTACGAGCGCCTGCTTCTGGACTCTCTGATTGCCTCTGTAGAGCGCAGACTAGAGGATCGTATCGGCAGCGGTACTCTGGGCGAGGATGAGCGCCTGATTGTAAAATCAGTCCTAGAGTGGGCCAAGGATGCCGCAGATATGTATGCAGAGGGTGAGGCGTGATGTTTAAGGGCAATCTACACCTGAAGTACAACCACAAGGACAAGAGGTGGGTGACCACCAAAGAGTTTCAGTACGAAACTGATAGTGGCAGAGTCGTTCGAGTTCCTAAAGGCTACAGCACAGACCTCGACTCTGTTCCTCGGATTCCTATTGCTTACGCTTGGCTAAAGGGTCGTGCTACTAAGTCTGCTGTAGTTCACGACTGGCTGTACTATAATAAGCATGACCGTAAAGAGGCAGACAAGATTTTCTTGCAGGCTATGAAAGATGAAGGAGTACCCGCTTGGCGTAGATGGCCCATCTACTCGGCTGTCCGCGCCTTTGGGTGGATTGCGTATCGGTAACGCAATCTGTCTGGCTTATAGATAAGCAAAAAGAAGCCCGCATCTAGCGGGCCACCTTAGGACTACTGTTTACCCGGCCTGATCGCTACAACGCTTTGTAGCTGGGCCGGGTTTTTTATATGTATTCTTTAATCGCTTTGTATGTCTGCCCGAGTCTTAGTCTGCCGAGCGTATCGACTGTTTAGCAGTTCGTAGGCAGCGATGGTTGGCTCTTCGTTGTCGATTGCCTCTAGCATACCCTTGAAAGTCATCAGACCCGCGACACCTATATTAAATCCTAGATCAATCAATACAGTCTGCTGATCCTTGCTGCACTGGGGCCACATGGCGAGTGTTGCGTTAAGTTCCTCGGCTACCTTCTCCAGGTCTGCCCTCATCAGCCGCTCTGCCCAGTCTTCGGCGTCTTTCTTTGACTTCCAGTTGACTCGGTTGAACAAGGCACGAATCTCATTGACTGTTAGTGGGTTGTCCTCGATATTCCGACCGTAACCAATAGTCACCTTGCCAACAGTGTCAAAGTAGGGCTTGTCTCTGAAACCTTCGTGCTTCTTGACCCGCTCAATCATCCTATCCGTTATAGCCATACTCCTGCTCCATCAACAGTTCAATGTAGTGCTTGGCTTTTTTCAAGTCTTCTAGCCCGTTCTTGTACCGCCAGCGAGTTATGTATTTCACTACATTCCCTGAGAAGAAGTCCATGTCATTAGCGTGGATGTACTCGATAGGCTGGATGCTACCTTGCCTGTAATGTTCGCCACCAATCTGCTGTGATCGTGGTTTGTTGCTTTTTCCTAAGGCATCCCATTCTGCTGGCGTAGCGTCATCAATGCAAATCCTGCGTCCGGGTGCGTAGTCCTTGTCGTAATCGTCAATCAAAGCATTCTCCCACATAAATGTGTCTTCTGTGTGTAGACTAGCCATTATCTATACTCCTGTGCTTCCAAAGCCGCGCACATTCCTGTGTGTCCTGCCCAGTTCGCTGACTACCTGCAACTGAGTTGCCTCATAACGCTGCACCACTAGCTGAGCAATCCGCATACCGATGTCTACCTCAAAGGGCTCGTCACTGTGGTTAGCTAGCACAGCAGCAATCCCACCTCGATAGTCAGAGTCTACCACACCCGCTAGAACATCAATACCGTGCTTGACAGACAGCCCACTACGGGGCCAGATAAATCCTACATGGTCAGCGGGGATGGCAACGGCAACTCCTGTCTCTACAGCCAGCCACTTGCCCGGTCGGACAGTAACATGCTCAGCAGAATACAAATCCCAGCCAGCAGCGCCCGGTGTAGCCTTGGTCGGAACTGTGGCCTCTGGAAGCAATAGTTTTACGTCTAGCATATTAAGCCTCTGACCCGATACCCATTGAAAATGTTTTAGTGCCTAGAGAAACACTGATCTCCAGGCCATTGCTCCCGGCCTGTAATAAAACAGTGTAGTGGTCAGGCAGCGATGGCGTAGATGATGCTTCTCCGGTAAACAGTGACCGCCCATTCTTTAACTCTAGCAGCCTAAATCCTTTATTCCACAAGAAACTGTTTTTGTCCGATACGTCTTTCCAAGTCTGTAACCAGTTCATTCCTGCTCTCCTAAATTGGGAATGTAAGCATAGCCAGATTCGCGGCACGCTTTATTGATAGCCATTACCAAGTCAGCACCTGCTTGAGCATCCAATAAAGTAGTGAATTTATATTTCGGGCAGCGGATTCTAATTTTTCCTTTGCTAACACTGACTTTTGCGTATGGTTGCTTTTTCTTCATTGGGTTAATTTCGTACTCACTCATCCCTGCTCTCCTTTGGCTCGCCGTCTGTCCGTTCAGCGTTTTTGATATACCGCAGCGCGGTTTCATGGCGCGACTCTCTTGGGTGCGCTGTTTCTACGGCGAACAAAAGCTCATGGTATTTAGCCTCTGTGGCTCTTCGCTTTGCCTCAACCTTCTTTATATACTTAAGCACTATTTCCACTTGAGCGTGTGCTACTCTGTCGTCGTAGCCCATCCAGTATAAGCAGGCTGATAGTGCATCTGACGCTTCTAGCGCCTCTTGTTCAGGTAAAAGCTCACTCATCCTTGCTCTCCTTTATTCTCAAAACTCCGCACATAATTCCGATTTTCTAACATGATTGGTTATGGCCTAAACCGCATAAACAACTGCTATGCGGTCAGGCACATAGATTGCTTTACGTTACAACACAACCGTCTGCGCCACAAGCAACCTCTCCAGTCAAGTTAGTATTATCCTCTGTCTCCTTAACCTGTGTCAAGTCGATCTCGTCAAGCGCAGACTCCATGATCTCATACTGCTCCTTGGTGATGTCCTCGAAAGGTGCCTGCTTGTAGGTACCACCCATGTAAGGAAGCACAGAGATGCCGTTAAAGTGATTGCGGTTCTTCCACATCCACTCGCCAACCTTCTCCCACTCGTCATCCTTCACTGATACAGTCACAGAGACGTTGTGAGCGTTCTGACCATCGCGGTGGCCTGTCCGTACCCACTCAGCGTTAAAACGAGACACACGGCTTAACAAGTCCATCGGGCTTTCATGCCGAAGGATAGCACCCTCCGGGGCTGCCTGTGGAATCTCAATTACAGCCTGATCGTTAGGGCGGAAGTATTCATCCTCGACCAAGGCAGGGTGATTCTCTGCTAGGTACCCGTAGATAGCCTCGTCCTTGCCTACCCGCATGCGGCGAATGTAGTAATCGTTGTGCCAAGCGTGAATGCCTGAGCTAGAGCCTAGCACAAGACTGCTGGTGCCTGACGGCTTGATAGTCGTGGTACGCGCTGCCTCATTGATGCCTAGTTTCTTAGCCACCCGAGCATTTTCATCTAGTACAGCCTGTGTAGCCTGCTCCAAGTCAAGATCAAGCACAGCGCCTGACGCAATACCTGTCATGCCCACACCGATCAAAGCATCCTTCTCAGTTGTCTCCTGCCACACATCACGCAGGTAGTGAAAATCCGTGTACCCAGCCTGCAGCGTACCAATAAAAGCAGCCGCCTTGCACCGTTCATTCAAGTCCTGCTGTCCCTCTACGTTGCTTGCATTTAGATCAACCAAATTACAAAACTGATAAGGCCTGAGGCCGATTTCCGCACCTTCACACTGCGAGTAATCATCAATGCTTCTCGCTGTGCGCTGGACTGTCGCATACATCAAACGTGTTTCCAAGTTTTACCAGATCGAATGAACGATATGAAAAGCCGTTGGGTATAAGCTCGTATCTCGCTTCCCTTACTTGGGATTCTTTCAACTTAGCTTTACCGTTCTTCTCGCCAACAGACCAATCCTTCCTAGAGTCCTTATCTCTTTCCCAGATTTCTTTGGCCCGCTGGCTTCTGGCTTCTCTGCTGTCCTTAGCGGCAATACCCGCTTTGGTTGCCAGAGATGTAGCCTCGCTATGCTTCAGGCTGTTCTCAGGGTTATCGTACCACTCCGGCTCAACTCCAACTTCACCGCCTTTCTGCAAGTTCCACCCAATGTTCTGGCTTGGGCGGTATTTTGCTTCCACTTCCAACGCACCTTCTAAAGCCTCGATTTGATCAACAACTTCAATTATCAAGTTATCAAATCCGTATGCTTTGACGGCATCAGTCAGTGGCGTCTTCCTGCGGTTCTTTTTGTGAGCCTTCATGCGGTTCTTAAAGTCCCGAGTGATGCCTACATAGCCTTGGCTATATATGTCTTCGTGTTCACTCCTTCTTATCCAGTATATCTTGTACATTTAATGCCCGCCTCGCTCAGTCTCTCACGCTGCCCAGTATTATACATACCTGCTTGCGCCCTGTCGATCCATTGCGATCTTCCAAGTCAATCAGAGGCGGTTTTACATCCGCATACATTTTACGGATTCGTACCCCAGTCCTTGTCATTGCTGAATAGCACGCCCGGCTCACCAGACTCAGACGCTACAATCTTGTCCCACAGTTCATCGAAATCGCGGCGGCTTACCTTGTGTCGCAAGATAACAGCAGAATTGTTGGCGCGGCCACGGTGAGGGTTGCTTTCCCACCAGCTACCGTGCTTAGCAGTCAGCATCTCTTCGTCATCCATGCTAAACAGACTAATAAGCGCAGCACGTCGGATACCACCAGCCAGTACAGCATCAGCGATATAGCACATGATGTCGTGTACTTGGATAGGCTGTAGCTGCACACCTCGACCTGAACTTTCTAAGGCTAGATCAAACACCTTCTCGATGTTATGTAGACAATCCTTAAGAGGTTGTGGCCCAGGAGCTTTACCGCCTGACGTTACTAGCATAGCGCCCTTGGGGCGAATGTCAGAGAAGTCAAACACGGGGCGAGGCTTGCCGTAGAAGTATGCCTCACACAGAATCTTAACT